ATACAGATTACGTTTTAGCTTGGGATAATTTAACAGATGATACTTATGATTTTATGTTATCTGCGTGTGGTAGTGAAAACGATTGTAACGATAGTAATACTTTAACTGTTGATGTTGTCACTTATGTAGCACCAACGCTAGGACCTCCAATGAATGTAACAGTTGCACAAACTTATAATCAAGGTGTAAAGGTGGATTGGGATGTGGCTAATAGTGGTAACTTAACAGCTGAAACTTATGAACTCTACTTTAGAACAGACGATAAAAATGAAACAGTTGTTTCTAACATTACAGAAACTGAATATACTATACCTTATGAAAGCATTCCTAATGGAGATTACACCTTTTCAGTTAGAGGTTATAGCTCTGATGATAATGCTTATAGTAGTTTTTCTACCGAACCGACACTAACTGTATTCAATCAAAAAGCTCAAGATGATGCAGATGCTGCTGCTGCAGCTGCTGCTAAAAAAGCTGAAGAAGATCGTATAGCTAAAGAAAAAGCTGAAGCTGAAGCTGAACTACAACGTCAAAGAGATAAGAACCTTTCTGAAACAGGATATTCTGAAACTGATGCTGAACGATCTGCTAGGGAGCAAAGAGAGTATGAAGAAGAACAAGCTAAAATACAAGCTGAAATAGAAAATAACTTTGCCAAAACAGGATACTATGAAACAAACGCTGAAAGGTCAGCCAGAGAACAAGCCGAGTACGAGGCAGAACAACAGCGTATAGCTGATGAAATAGCTAAGAACTTCGCGGAAACAGGATATGAGGAAACCGATGCAGAGAGATCTGCTCGTGAGCAGGCAGAGTACGAAGCTGAACAAGATCGTATCGCAGAAGAGATAAAAAATTCTTTTAAAGTATCCGATACTGGAGGTGGAGAACCTCTTACTGAGATAGAAGAAATAGAGCTTGAAATATTAGTAGATGCTATTATAGAAATACAGAATACTGTAGATTTTACGGAGTATGAAGTTGAAGAAGAAGTTTTTGAAATTAAGCCTGTTGTGGTTACTACTACCACAACTACGACTACGACTACAACCATCCCTATTAAAGAAGATTTCCCAGATGAAGAAGAAGTTGAGATTATTGAGACCGACCCACTTCCTAGTGATGAGGGAGACGAAGAGATACAACTCACAGACGAAGAAATAGAAGAACTTGTCACTGATACTGAAGAAGCTGTTAAAGAGATTGTTGTCATTGAAGTTGTCGAAGAAGTTTTAGAAGAAGACGCTACTGAAGAAGAGATTCGAGCTGCACAAGAGAAATTTGAGACAGCTGTTGAAGAAGTTGTAAAAGAACTTCCTAAAGAAAAGAAAGTCGAAGTAGTTAAAGAAGTTGCTAAGGTCAAAGTACAGAATCTTGCTACTGCTGATAAACAAACTAAAGCTGTAGTTAAGGCTGTTGTTAAAGAAGTTACAAAAGTAGAAACTGTAGCTGAACTTACTGAAGATGAAAAAAAAGAAGTTGGTAAAGTATTAGGTTTCAAAGATGAAGAAACTGCTGCTGAAGATGTTGAGATAATTGCAGAACAGGCTACTAAAGAAGAAAATGTAGCGACTGCTGTTAATGAATATGTTGATAGAGCTATAGAAAATAAAGATGTTGAAAATTATACATTAGCTGACGTTATTACAGAAGTGCAAGTAGAAGCTTTTTTAAAAAATCCAATAGAATCTTTTACTGATGTAGACTTTTCAGAAATAACAATTAGCAACATAGGGTATGATATGACTAGTGACCAAAAAGAAAAGGCTCAGGAGGTCGTAGTGCCAGTAATTCTTGCGTCACAGATAATAGCACAAGCAGGTGCGCTGGTAACTAGGAGATTTTAAGTGATCAAAAAATTATTTGGTTGGGCATACGACTTAATAGGACTGCCTTATCATTTTGTAAAATTATCAATAAAAAGTTTTAAAGTTTCTTTTAAATGGTCTTGGAGACAGTTTAAAAAATTAAAATTTAAAAATATCGTTAAGTTAATCATTGATATGATAAAAGAATCAATAGCACAAGTATTTACTTTGCTTGGTTTTTTTATTGCTTGGTTTACATTAACGGGTACAGCACAAGATATTGTAGGTATAGCGATAGTCGTATCTACAATAATTTGGTTAGTGACTATCAGATTGAGAGATTAATTATGGACTGTTGTGGTAACGGTTGTTGCGGTGGTAACTAATGTTAAATAAAATAAAAGATAATCTAGGTTTAATAGCTACAGCTATAGCTCTTATGGGTTCCATTGGTGCAGGTTTATCTACTGCTACTGAAATCGTTGACACACTTAAAGGCATAGATAACAGAATGAATCAAGTTGAAGTAGATTTTGAAATGCTAAAAGAAAGCACATTCGTACAAGGCGATATAGCTGTTCTGTTTGAAAAAGTGCAGAAATTAGAAATAACTAATGACACTAATCAATATGTTCAAATTGAAAAATGGGAATGGGACGATATTAAAAAACAAATTACTCGTCTTGAAACACAACTTATAGACCAGGACCAAGACTTAAATGTAGTTAGAGAAATACAAACTAGACTTGCGTGGATAGAAGCGAACTGTTGTAGATAATGCTAAGACTCTGTCTAGCATTATTTTTATTAATACCTATCCCTGCTTTAGCTTATCACGTTCCAACACAAGCACCTAGTAACTTAACTCTTACTGTTGACTATGAAAATGGTACAGTCAAAGCAGATTGGGACGCTTCTGACCAAATGGAAGATTACCCTGCTGAACGATACGCAATAGGTTTTGGTTTAAGTGATGAAGTAAGTTTACCTTATGGTATTGCAACAGGTAATGTTGGAGATAGTAACGCACTCAATACTGAATTTACATTTACTGCTAGTTATTTAAACGCAGTCTTTAATGAAGCTCACGGTTTATTTCACGTTGCAATTAGGTCGGACAACGACACAAATGCAAGTTATTCAGAATGGACACCAACAGTAAGCATTACAATACAGAACAAACCTGCTTCTGTTACCTTATCTTCTTATGATATGAACAGAGAGGACGGTATTAAGTTTGAATGGTCAGCTTCTGCAAGTGGTTTTGTTAGTGCTAGTACCTATAAAATGTATTACAAGCTCTCTAATGCAAGCGAGTGGACATTAGAAGGACAACAATCAAATACAGATTACGTTTTAGCTTGGGATAATTTAACAGATGATACTTATGATTTTATGTTATCTGCGTGTGGTAGTGAGAACGATTGTAACGATAGTAATACTTTAACTGTTGATGTTGTCACTTATGTAGCACCAACTACAACTACAAGTACTACAACAACTACAACTTTGCCACCAAAAGTAGAAGAAGTTTATGTTGCACCACCTCCGCCTCCACCACCTCCAACACCTGAAGAAATTATTGTTGATGTAAAAGTAGAAGGTGTTGATAAGACCTATACACAAGCTGATGTTAATGATGGAACTATAGAGCGTGACCAAGAGCGTATAGATAATGAAAAAGAATATGGTTGTTTTATGACTAACGCACAGATAGAGCGTGGTGATTGTGATATACCTAAACCTATTGAAGAAGATACTAAAGATGATATTATAAAAGAGGAGGTAGTAGTTGAAGAAATTAAAGAAGATGTGGAAGTCATCATTCCTAAGGATGATGTTGATGTACTCGACCCACCTAAAGAGCAAGTTATTAAAGATGAAGTTGTGGAGTTTGAAGAACCGCCTATTGAGTTCGAGATTATTGAATTTGATTTGGAAGATATTGCACCCGAAATCGTGGTGGAGATACCAGTACAAGATGAAATAGAAGAGGAGATTAAAGATGAAAAGATTGAAGAAGATGTCCAGGAAGTTTTGGATGAGCCGATACAGGAAGTTGTTAGTGAAGATACGCCAGGAACAACACTACCGAGAGTGGAAGATAAAGAACCCTTAGAGCTTACTGAGGAAGAAGTTGCTGTTGAAGTAGCTGAAGTACAAGAGATTGTAGAAGAGATTGTAGTAGAAGAAGCTACTGTTGAAGAAGTTGTTGAAGTACTAGAACAAGTTAATGACATTGGTGTACAGAATTTAGACCAAGCTACTAAAGAAGTACAGCAGGTAGTTCAAGCTGTTGTTGAGGAAGCTATCGCAGATGTTGAAGAGCTTACTGAAGAACAGGTAGAAGTTGTCGCTGAAGTCCTACAAGTAGAGGCAGAGGATGTAGCTATTATTGCTGAGTCTGTTAAAGATGATGAGGTTATAGCAGAAGCTGTAGAAGAATATGTAGCTAGAGCTGTAGAGAATACAGATGTAGAGAACTACACACTTGCTGATGTTGTTACAGAAATATCTTATGAGTCATTCATAGAAAATCCTATAGAAACTTTCGTAGATTTTGATGGCTTAGGTGACATAACTATAGCAAACATAGGTGATGACATGACACAAGACCAAAGAGAAAAAGCACAAGAAGTTGTAGTGCCAGTTATTTTGACTAGAATAGCTAGTATGGCAGCTTTCATATTTAGGAGAAGTTAATGATTAAAAAGTTATGGTCATGGTTAGTAACAGCAATTAAAGAAACATTGAACCTTAGTTGGACTTTGGTTGGTTTAGTAATTGCTACACTTACATTGACTGGTTCTGCACAACAAGTGACAGGACTAGCTACAGTAATTACTTTAGCTATATGGTTGCTGACCATTAGTTTTAGAAAGGAATAGTATGTGCTATATACAACAAGAAGAAGATGGTTCATTCGTACAGATATGTAACCACAAGTATGGGAGTGAACATTGCAGTTAGATGTTATTAGAACTCAATTTGGAAAAGATGCAACAAATGGAATGTTGTTTATTGATGGTATCTTTGAATGTTATACATTAGAAGACCAGTATCAAGCCGTGAAGGTTATGCATGAGACTTGTATACCTGAAGGCGAGTATGATATAGAGTTTAGAAAGACTGGAGGATTTCACGCAAAGTACTCTGAACGTTATAAGAACGCTCATTACGGTATGCTACACATCCAAAACGTACCTAACTTTACTTATATATTAATTCACGCAGGTAATACAGATGAACATACATCAGGATGTCTAATCGTTGGAGAGACACAACAAGACCTAGACATGAATGAGTCAGGGTTTATTGGACATAGTGGTACGGCTTATAAAAAGATGTATTCAAAAGTGGCAGGTCAATTACTACAAGGTAAGAAAGTTACTATAAACTACACTACTATAACTAAGCTATTAGAAAATAAACCTGTTGAAGACAACAAAGCTAAAGACCACATGATACTAGCTGATAGCGTATATGAAAAGCTTCAAGAAATAAATGGAAACGTTATTAAAACAAATGCAATGATAAAAGGTAGACTGATTACATAATGTTTGAAAAATCTAAAAGGTCAAGAAATTCTGATGGGACGTTTAAAAAAAACGTGAGGTGGACTCCTTGGAACGATACATGGGAGTATACAATGAGCCAAGAATATAAAGACGTTCTTAGTAAAACTGTATGGACTTTTGTTGAAGCATTTATTTCAGCTCTTACAGTCGCACCATTAGTTGGTGTTGACGCAGATGCTGTACAACTCGCTGCCCTATCAGGCGGTGCTGCTGCACTTGTAGTAGTAAAAGAGTTTGCTAAAAAACAAATTGGTCCTAAAGCAGTAAGTAAACCAAGCAAGTAGAACAAATAGCAAAGCCGAGGGTGTTATCCTTTCTACCTCGGCTTCTGCTTATTCTTCTTCGTTGATAGCTTTTAAGTTATCGTTGTAATCAGACACAAACTTTTCAATAAGTATGTCTACTTTCTTTGTATCTAATTTAGTTAGTATTGCACCCTTAGATACCTCTTGTCCACCTAGACAATTAGCTAGTTGGATAGACCAGTTCTTTAAATGCTTAGGGTCTACAAAGATGTTAATAGGCTGCATTAGAAAGGTATCTCACCTTCTACTACATCATCTAGGGATTTAACTTCAGGTAATTTCATACCATTCTCTACTGCTGCATAGTCTTTCCAACTTTCAGGTGTAGCTTTGTTATCCATCCACCAAGACTTGGCAAATACTTTACCGTCTACTGTATCACCTGCAGTACAGTCACCCATACCTGTACATCTAAAGTCAGGGCTTGTTGGTTTATTCTTTTCTGCAGCTTTAAAGTATTTAACTTTTCTACCACAGATACAAAGTAAACCATTACTGTCCATAGCAGGTTGACCTGTTGGATGTTTACTTGTAGTCATATCGCCAAAGCCTGCATCCTTTATACTCTCGATAGGGTTATCAGAGGACGTTGAGACAGGGGAAGACTTAACATCCTCTGACACTACCTTTGATTTTACAGGCGCTGCTTGTTGTGAGGTTTCGACCTTAGCCATCTCCTCTGCGCTTGGGCGTTTCTTATTACTACCTTGATACTTCCAATTAGCTAAAGCTCTACCAATAGCAGAAGTCTCACAGTTTTCCATCCATGCATCAGCGTTAGCAAAGCCACCTTGACCTTTTAACTCTTGTGCAATACCAGTTGAAACTGGGTTTGTATCTTCTTTGTCAGTGTAGACCATAGCCTTTACTACGACCATAGTACCGTCTTCACTAACAGTTATTACTTCGGTCCATACACGACCGTTTGGATTTTCTTTCCAAAATTTCTTTAATCTATCTTCGACCATTTCATAGTCGTTAGGATTAAACTTTGGCATTTTTACCTCCTGTCTCCAATATTAATATTATATATTTGTATCAGTTATAACGGTAACATCTTTTGTTGTAAGCTGTTGTTCTCCGAACAGTTTACATAAGACATTACTGCATGTAAGTTTTGCTTCTTGTATGCGGAGTATATTCCCGCAATAATAACAAGCTACACTACTCATCTTTTTTACTCCTCTAGTTGTACTAAGTATTCGGCTGTTACACCTTTGTTTGGCTTAACAAACAAACAGAATTGTGATGGTCTACCCATGCTAGCTAACTGTTCTTGTGCGAAAGTGTTATAGCTTTCAGTACTACCATTGACCCACACACGCGTATCATTAATATACATAGTCGTTGGGGTGTGATAATGTCCACACACTGCGTGCGTAAACTCTTCCATCATTCCATTTGCTGATAAGGCTTTCCACCCTAGTATCTTTTTGTTATATCCATACCAAGGTATACCTGCGTGTCCTCGTATTTGGTCACCATGAAAGCACATGAACTTAGCCTTACGACCAAGGTTGGCTACTAAGTACCAGTTCTTTTCATTGCCTCCATCAGGTACAATAAATTTTATACGTGGTTCATTTGCAAACATTGTTTGTAATATCTTACCTAGCATACGGTCAGCGTTAGTTTCAGGGTTATAATCCCTGCGACTTCTACCACCTAATGCACCGTGATTACCTATGACCCAGTAAACTTCTACTTCTTCAAACTCCGTAAGTAGTATTGAAAAGAATTTATGTAGTATCCTAGGACCATCTACGGTTACTTGACGATACAATGACGCATCTATCAAGTGAGATTGTCCAGGGAATATAAGTTCACCCTCTACAATATCACCAAGACATAGCACTGCAGCTTTCTTTACAGGGTGCGAATGACGTTGCAACCTGGCTAGTTCTGAGATTTTATGCGCGTATTGTATAACTCTCTCCTCTGCAGTAGCAGTGTCATACGTAGGCGTAGTTTTTGCTAACTGTATGTCTGATAGCAATGGTACGCATATCTCTTCACCTTGTGTCTTTTTAGATTTAGGTGGTGGTTTGATTGGTGGAAAGTCTAAGGAAGTTATACCATCCTTGACTGCACTGTACACAGCTTCAATCAAGTCGCTGTTCTTATCGTTTAACTTATCTATACGTTTAAGTAAACGTTCGTTGGTAGCCTTGAGTTCTGCATACTTACCATCTGTCACTTCGGCAAGTAGTTCAGTTATTTCTTCTTTACTTCTTTTAGCCATGTTCTCACCGAAGTTGCAGTAATACTCAATCCGTATTCCTCTTCCAATACATCCGTTATTCTATTAGCGTTAACGGTTTTGCCCTGCTTAACTAGACTTTCAATCGCATCTAGGAAATGACGAATATCTTCATTGACATTCTCATACCATTTACCAGTCGTAGACTGAATACTTTCTAGTAGTTTGCTTATATCTTTATTCACTTATATAATCTTAACATAACTTTCGGACACTTTCTATAGTTTAATAATATAACGCACGCGTATAGAGACCAAAAAAATACCCCACGCACGGCGGTGTGCGTGGGGTATTACGAAGTAGGGGAACGGATAAACCCCTACATTAATTATTCTTGTAGGCTTTTACCCATTCCTTAGCTTTATCTACGGTAGGTATTGGTATGAGATTATACTCTTTAACTTTCTTGAGAGCGTCTAGCGCCATCTTGTCACCAAAGTCAGTAGTAGTAAAACCATTACTTGTTTCACGTATACCTGATACTTGCATATCAGTAACTACGATACGTGGCTCAGGTTGTTTACCTAACCAATCAAACGCAGGTCCATCACATAAGTTTTGTACAGGGTGGTCAGGTATATCTCCTACGTACTTACCATTCTCTGCAAGTATATATAGATGACCTAATGGTTTAGTATCTGTATCTTTCCAGTACGTATAATCTAGTTCATGGTGGTCTTCTCCACAATACATAGCAACAGTAGATGCAGGCAATGTGTACACAAGTTCTTTGATATCTTCTTCAGTGAAATCCATAGAACCACTAGCGTCAATCAATACAGTACCTCCGTCACGTTTAGTCTTGTTGCTAAATATCTTTTTGTCCGTTGTATATCTGTGCATAGACTTAGGCGCGACACCTCTGTCTGATTTCTTTCTAGCTGTACTCTGTAGTTTAACAGGAAGTCTCTCTACTAGCTTTGGTCTAATTATATCCATTTGCGACCACTTAGCAGTATTGTGTGAACTTCTTACTAATCCTTCTTTAGTATGATATTGTAGTTCGTCCATATCATCACCTGTAAGTACACCCTTACCATCAACTTCGATATTTAAATCAGCAAGTTGTTCTGAAGGTAGCTTACCTACTTGTTGTTCAACTAATTTAAATTTATCATACATGTACTGAGCATTAGTCTTGATAGTTTTGTTACTTACTAACGTACTATCTTTACGTGTTCCCATTATGTTTTGATAAGCATATTCAATAATGTCTTGAAACTGAACAAACTTATCTGCTATATGGTTACTGTCCATCTGAGCATTCTCTTCAGTCCTATTATGTTGAGTACTTAATATGCTGTACATCTTACCTTTTATTCCA